GTATATCTAAGTGAGGAATACCTCGCTTGGTGTAGAGAAAATCAAAACTATAAAGAAAAAAGTAAGAATGTCATCTAAAACTTATCTTGGAAATCCTAATCTAAAGGGTATGGGTGTCAATGTTGATTGGACACCAGAAGCGGTTAAAGAATACAAAAAGTGCATGGAATCACCTTTGTATTTTATCAAAAATTTTGTCCAAATTATCAATGTAGACAAAGGACTTGTAAAATTTGATTTGTGGGATTTCCAAGAGGACATGGTAAACAAGTTCCACGATGAAAGATTTGTGATATGTAAAATGCCTAGACAGACAGGTAAATCAACTACCATCATATCATATCTTTTACATTACATACTGTTTAATTCAGAAGTTAACGTGGCAGTACTTGCAAACAAGGGTGCTGTTGCCAGAGAACTTCTGTCACGATTACAGTTGGCATACGAACATCTACCAAAGTTTCTTCAGCAAGGTGTGACGATTTGGAACAAGGGGAACATAGAGTTGGAAAACGGATCGAAGATTCTGGCGTCTGCCACTTCTGGTTCAGCAGTTCGAGGTTCTTCTTTCAACATCATTTTTCTTGATGAGTTCGCACACGTTCCAAATACTATCGCCGAATCATTTTTTACCTCTGTTTATCCTACCATATCTTCTGGTGAAACTACCAAAGTGTTTATCGTTTCAACCCCACTAGGTATGAATCTCTTCTATAAAATGTGGGTAGATGCAGAAGAGAAACGTAACAATTATGTTCCAATTGAAGTACACTATTCACAAGTGCCGGGTAGAGATGAAAAGTGGAAACAAGAAACAATCAAAAATACTTCAGAGTCACAATTCAATCAAGAGTTTCTTTGTGAATTTTTAGGTTCAACCCGCACTCTTATAGATCCATCAAAACTAAAGACAATGGTATTCAAGAAGCCCATATTCTCAAGTAATAATATTGATGTTTATGAAGAACCAATCAAGAAAGCTACATACTGTATGATTGTGGATACCGCTCAAGGTAAAGGCCAAGATTTTTCAGCATTCTCTGTTTTTGATGTTTCACAGATACCGTATCGACAAGTTGTAAAGTATAGAGATAATAAGATTTCACCTATGTTGTATCCAAATATTATATACCAAGTAGGAATGAAATATAACACTGCCTTTACTCTATTAGAAATCAACGATATGGGCTCACAGGTGGCAGAAGCTTTACACTATGACCTTGAATATGAAAATGTTATGATAACTTCTATGAAGGGTAGAGCAGGTCAACAAATTGGGGGTGGTTTTTCAAAGAATATTCAACTTGGAATACGAACCAGTAAACAACTTAAAAGAATTGGTTGTGCCACTCTAAAGGAAATGATTGAAACAGATAAGTTAATAGTTCCAGACTTTGAGACTATTGCTGAATTAACTACTTTTGCATCTAAACACAATTCTTATGAAGCAGAGGAAGGTTCACATGATGACCTTGCAATGACATTAGTAATCTTTGCTTGGTTGGTTCAACAAAGATATTTCAAAGATATGACAGACCTTGACCTTAGACAAAAAATGTATGAAGATTTTGAAGAACAGTTTGAACAGGATATGCTTCCATTTGGTATTATTGATGATGGTCTAGAAGAAGAATCCTATACGGACAATACAGGTCAACTTTGGGAAGTATCACCATCACAAAGAAGTTATTTTTAAACATTTGTTCCAAACCCAAAATCTGCATCAGGGTCTTCTTTATCGTGTCTTATATCTTGAAGTAATTTTTTAGCATCTGGATGTACTCTTGTAGAATTGTAGTCTAATCTAGATTCAGATTTTGTACATACTATTAGATGTTCTGGATTCACACACGAATTTTGTCCACAAATTTGATGTACGATATATCCTGAAGAGATTTCTCCTTTATGATGTAGATAAGAAAACCTATGTGCAGGTATAGATTTTCCTTGATATGAAAACATTCCATATCCCTGTTGTGTTTTTGAAGCCTTCCATGTCCAACATCCACTTCCTGTGTTCTTGTCTATCTTTGTTAAAAAGCGTTCAATTTCTTTCATGTTACCTCCGCGTGTTCATATAGGTATTTATATCTCAATAAATACCTAAAATACAGAGTTTGAGGTTTTTATAAATAATCTATAGAGTAAGATAACTTTGTATTAATTAACTAAAATTAGGAGAGATGACATGGGTTTTCAAGTATCACCTGGCGTAAACACATCTGAAATTGACTTAACAACTATCGTACCTGGCATTTCTTCAATAGATGCTGGATTTGCAGGAACATTTCGATGGGGCCCAGTCAATGATGTAAAATTGATTGATTCAGAAGATTTATTGGTGGAAACATTTCAATCTCCTGACGCAAACACATACATTTCATTTTTAACAGCAGCAAACTTTCTAACGTATTCAAGTGCACTTCATGTTGTAAGGACTACGAACACAGCAATGAAGAACGCTGCTTCAAGTGGAACTGTTGTTTTAATTGCTAACACATCAGTTTATCAAGCCACATATTCAGAACAAGAAGGAACACCAGTAACAGCTCAAGGTGATTGGTCTGCTAAATGGGGTGGAGATTTAGGAAACAGTCTTAAAGTTTCCATTTGTGGCCCAACACGAGCTAACCTTGCATCTGGAAATACAGTAGTTGCTGGAAACTCAGATGTTACTTTAACAGGAACAGTAGCCGTTCATGTATCAGATAAGTCCATAACAGGAACTAATACATTATTTGGAACTGAACTTAGAGTTGGAGATGTAATAGCTCTTAGTAGTAATACTTTTGTTATTGCTACAATAACAAGTAATACTGCTGGAACTGTAGGTGAAAATCCAGCAACAGGTGCTATTAGTGCAACCTCTTGTGTTCGTTACAAAAGATCACCATTCGCAGAACCATCAAGAAATATGGTGGGAACCGTAGCGGTTACTGCTAATGTTGCAACAGTTACAGCAACAATTGCTAGTGGGGAACAAGGTTCTGGTTCTTTCACCAGACAATATACTGCTGGTGATATTATCAAGGTTAATGGTGAAGAAAGAAGAGTTAAAGCTGTTACAAATACTTCTTCAATGACAGTTAATCTTGCATTTACTAATACTGCTTCAGCTCAAACCCATTCAAGAACATGGGAATATGCAGGTATTATTGATAAAGAACCAGTAACTACAGCACATTCTGCTGCAAAAGGTGCTCTCTATGATGAAATACACGTTGTAGTTATAGATGAAGATGGAGAATGGACAGGAACAAGAGAAACAGGATTAGAAACTTATACTGGTCTTTCTGTAGCACTAGGTGCTAAAAATGATGATGGTACAAAGGCGTATTACGTTGATGCTATAAATCGTAAATCAAAATATGTTTGGTGGATGGATCATGATGCTTTAGGTGATGCAGCCACAGCAGCAGGATTATTACAGGCTGCGTGGGGAACTACTGCAAATTCAACAGCTGTATATGCATCACATGGTGCTTCTGGTAATCTAATTAAAACACAAAGTTTAACTGGTGGAGTTGATGGTTCAGCTCCTTCTGATGGAGATAAAATCACTGCATTTAATAAGTTCAAAGATGCGGAAGAAGTAGATATCGGATTAATAGTCGGTGGAGAAGCTTCTGCAACAGTTGCACTTCAACTCATTGCAATAGCTGAAGGTAGAAAAGATGTTGTATCTTTCCTTTCTCCAGAACAATCAGATGTTGTGAATTCAGAAGGAACAGAAGCTACCAATGTAATTGATTTTAGAAATAGTCTAGGGTCTTCTTCTTATGCAGTTCTTGATTCTGGTTGGAAATATCAGTACGATAAGTACAATGATGTTTATCGTTACATTCCTCTTAATGGAGATACCGCAGGTGTCACTGCTGCTACAGAAGCAAACAGAGATGCATGGTTCTCTCCCGCTGGTTTTAATAGAGGAAATTTCAGAAATGTAATAAAACTTCCTTTTAATCCAAGAAAATCTGAAAGAGATCAACTTTATAAGAACAATGTCAATCCTGTAGTAACATTTATGGGTTCTGGAACTGTTTTATTTGGTGATAAGACTCTTCTTGCAAAACCTTCTGCATTTGATAGAATTAATGTACGAAGACTTTTCATTATTATGGAAAAGGCTATTGCAAGGTTTGCACGAGCACAACTATTTGAATTCAACGATGCTTTCACAAGAGCTCAGTTTGTTGGTGCGGTAGAACCATTCTTGAGGAATGTTCAAGGCCGTGATGGTATTACAGATTTTAAAGTTGTCTGTGATGGTTCAAACAATACTGGTGATGTAATTGATCGTAACGAATTTATAGGTGACATTTATGTTAAACCAAATCGTTCTATCAACTTTATTCAACTAAACTTTGTTGCTGTTCGTAGCGGAGTTGGTTTCTCAGAAGTAGTTGGTTAAAAAGTAGTATAAATAATAGTATATAACACATCTTATAGATGGGGGAAGACGATGGCATGCGAAGGCAGCACTTGTAAAAAAGACTTCCCCATCACATCTTTAATTTTAGTCATCGGGGAGAAATAATAATGGCGTTTACAATAGATAAATTTAGAACTACTGCATTATCCGCGGGTGGCGCACGAGCTAATCTGTTTGAGGTTGTGATTTCTGATATAGATGCCAACCTCATGGGAGCAGGTGCTGTTAAGGAATTTACCTTTGCATGTAAAGCTGCTAACATTCCAGCAATGGCAGTTGGAGTTGTAGAAGTTCCTTATTTTGGTAGAGTAGTTAAAGTGCCTGGAAATAAGACATTTGATAACTGGAGTGTTACCATAATAAATGATGAAGGTTTCGCTATTAGAAATGGAATTGAAAAATGGGTGGCTTCAATGGGTACTCACATAGGAAATGTTCAATCCTCAGCATCTTCAACATTGGATAGTGGTC